TTCATCAATCACGTGTTTACCACCTGATACACCTATTCCAAATGTTTGAATTCCTGCAGAAACGCCAACAGCGCAAACATCTTGAGTCATAGAATTATATGATGGTGCAGATGCTGATGGTGGTGAAGATTTTATATCTGAGTTTGTAGTATTGTTAGTTGTAGATGTAGATTCAGAACCAGATTGATATGTAGTTGTGGCAGTTGAAGTGTATCCTCCTTCAATTGCTGTATTAGATCCGGATGTGTTTGTTTGTGTAGAACCACCATAAGCTGGTTTTACGCAAAAAGCCAATAAGGTCATTAAAATAATTAATATACCTGTAAAATAATAGTTCATCCTGCTAACCTCCATTATTTTATACTAACCTCGTTTTCATATGACATGTCTGTGCCATGATCTTTTTCTATTTTATATGTTCTTTTGCATTTACAATTACTGCAAGCGCATAATCCGTATTCATCTGAGTGTAAGTCCCCGTCACAATGACAATCGTGGTGACAGTTTTTACATTTAGGCATTTACAGCCTGCCTACATGACGGACATTGTTTTTTATATGTGTCTGGATGTTTTTCACAAACAACTTTAATGTCAGACTTAGGTGTTTCTGTGTACATTGTAATATGTTCATCTTCTTCACATTTACAAAATCTACCAAAAAATTTTTCAATTATTGATTTAATCCATTTTTTAATCATTTTTCTTTTCCTCTATTTCGTAAAAGAAATTGTCAGTGTCTTCAGTTTTCCACTGTCCTGTATCTTCTACATTCCATTCAGAAGTTTGTACCTTCCAATCAGGTATCTCATCTTTTACTGTAAAAGATGGTATATCCCATATTATTCTATTGTTTGGCTGTGCCGCATAGTTGCCGTCATCTAACGCAAGTATGTGTGCGCACTTATGTTCGTGCGGGATCTCAGAATGATCAGTGTCTATTATATTACTCTCTGGGTGTGCAAAGTCAACTGTGAAAAGATAGGATCCGTGATGCCATTTCTTATCTTTACCAATGTATTTACCTGCTTGTCCGTCTAGAATATCAAAACTAGTAATACTAGGGTAATAAGAAAAACAATTCCACAATTCCAATTCATCCAATCTTTTAATTGGAACTTCTTCTGCCTTGTAACCACGCTGAATAAAAGCTGATATGGGTAAACGATAAAAGACAGCACCGTTTTCCATGATGGCATGGAAGAGAATTGGTCTACCAGTGATTGAGGCAATACCGAAGATAATACAGTCTTCAACTTCGCCATGATGTTTTTTAAGGTCATACAAATACTCCTTTTTTATTTGCGCGTATTGTACAGGAATATTTGCATTTAAGTAAGACATATTTTAACCTCATTTTATACTTCCCCAATTAGGACCAGACTCATAGTCAACTTTATTAGGAACCTCTAAATTAACAGCATTCTCCATAATCTCAACAATTTTATCTGCGTTATCGTTGACAGATATGTCTAATTCATCATGAACTTGTATGTGTGGTATGATTCCTTCTTTATATAATTCTATCATAGCTTTTTTTGTCATGTCCGCTGCCGATCCTTGTATTAATTTATTTAATGCTTTGTATGTGTAAGCACGTTTGATCCCTGGTCCGTGTTCCTTGAGCGCTGCATCATGTGGCAATGCTTTATGAATACCGAATTGATTTGGTTCCCATAGATGAAACCTACACAATCTACCAAGTAACGTTCTAATTTTACCAGAGTCCTGTGCTCTTTGCATTACATTGTCCATCAATTGTTTTACAAATGGAACTTTGTTGTGATACTGTCTAAACAAATCATTAGCTTTATCTTTACTAATACCAAGTTCAGCTTGTAATTTATTTTTACCCATACCATAGAACAGACCAAGATTTATTGTCTTGGCCTGTGATCTAGGTATCTCTGCCATCTCAGCTACAATACTATGAAAATCCGCATCACCTTCGTGATACGCATCTAATACTTCGCCAGCTCCATAGAGATTCTGTAAAGCAGCATAATGCACTACCAACCTAGGCTCTTGCTGAGAATAGTCAAAACAACCCCATGTATGGCCCTCCTCGGGTATAAATAATGACCTAATCCGTGGTCCAAGATCCTTGTTCCTAGCTGGTATTTGCTGTAAATTTGGGTTCGAGTAACTAAATCTACCTGTTACTGTTCCACCGTTATCTGATCTAAGCTGATTAATTTCAGCATGAATTCTTCCTTTATGGTTATGTTTTAATATGGTATCAATAAATGTGGTATGGGCCTTGTTGATTTCACGGGCCTGGGCAATTAGTTTCACCAGTGGGTGGGGGTGATTCTGCAAAAAATTTTTAGTAAAGGAAGGAGCAGATGTTTTCTCAGTTTTATCGTAGTCTAATTTTAATTTATCAAAAACTTGTGCAATTGATCTTGCAGCCCATATTTGAGTGTCTATTCCTGTTTCTGTTTTTATTTTTTGGATTAACTTATCTTCTTGTAATGATAGCTCTTTCTTTAATGTATGAGCTGCTTGAACGTCTACGCGCACGCCTTTAAATCTCATATCAACAAGACAAGGAAACAATTCTGTTTCCATATCCATAATAGAATTTATATCTTGATGGTCTATTTCTTTTTTAAGTTCTTGCCAAAGTTCTAAAGTTATCTCTGCATCTTTTTCTGCATATGCGCCAACATAAATGGCAGGTAGTTTATACATTTCTGCCTTGGCGTCAACACCCCAATCTTTTGCAGCTTGATATAAATCTGTTTCATTTTTTCCTTTTCCAGTGTATCGTTTAGCACAATTGTTTAAGTCATAACGCATTTGATTTTCATCAACTAAGGCCGATGCAATCATCGTGTCAACAATTTTACCGTTAATACTTAAACCGAGCGCTCTAATCCAACAAACGTCATACATGGCGTTATGGAATATTTTTACAGCAGGTAGGTTTAGTACGTCTTGAAACCATTTTAAAACTTTTTTACGATCCATGTTGCCACCACCTTCGTGTGCTATTGGATAATAACCAGACCAACCTGGCACTGCAACAGCAACACCTACAACATCGCCATTACCAACAACAGAACCAGAACCCATTTTAACTAGGTCTGTGTCTTTTGTTTCTAAGTCAATTGCTATTTCGTTATGTTTGGATAAATCTGGAAAAGATTCTGGTGGTAGCCACTCTGTTTGTGGTTTAAATATCGGTATCTGCATTTGCTATTCCCCATGAGTTTGGTTTTTTTTCTTCTTTTGGTTTTTCTGGATAGTCTCTATCGATTGCCATATCAATGTAATGTTTAGCTTTAAGTAAGTCTTCTTTCTGATTTTTTTGTTTGTGACGACACAAATATTTTATAGCGTTTCCTTCTGCAAAGGGCAAGTTGTTTTTGTTTATAAACTCTGATGGCTGTATGACCATAGATTTATAGTGAGTTCCTCCCACTTGTTTTTTATATATGTCGCTCATAGCATGTATCCTTTTTCATATTTTTTTGGTTCTATTATGTGTAAATTTTCTTTTGTTCTTGTTGCACCAACATAAAACAATCTGTTCTCATCATCTGGATCTCTTTCGTAACCTTTCATAGTATTTTGTGTTAAGTCAGTTAACAACACAACATTTTGTGATTCACCACCTTTAGCTCCATGTATTGTAGATAATTCTATACGTGGTGCTTCATTTAATTTTTCTCCGTTTGCTCTCATCTTTCTTAAATAATCTACTTTAGTTTGTCCAGCATCATCAAATGCTTCGTACCAAACTGTTTTAACTTGAAGACCGTAATCTCTTACAAGTTGGTCTATGCCATAAAAAGATTCTTTGACCATACCTTTTATTTTTTTCTTGTGCCAATGTTTAGGTCCCATGTATTTAGATATGTTTTCTATCTGTTTAAAATTTATTAACTGTCCTTGTCTTAAATGTTCCCAATTTGTAGCTGCTTCGTGTAAATCTTTTTCTGTTCCTCTTCTATATCTTGAAGAATAATAAAGACCACGTTGATACAAAGACTCTTCTATATCTTTTAATAAATGTTTAGTTCTAGCTAACACTAACCATTCACCATTTGACATGTCAATTGTGTCAGCATTGTAATGTCTATGTAAACTACCTTGCACAGTTTTTGGTTGCCATGTTTTATCTATTCTGTTTCTAATTCTATTAATAATACCCATGGCCACACCATGTACTTTAGCAGGTATTCTAAATGATTGTGTTAGTGGTAGGTATTGTCCTTTTAATGCTATAAAAGAATCTACATCTGCACCGGCCCATTTGTATATTGCTTGGTCATCATCACCTGCAATAAAAGAATCTTCTGTTTTGTTCCAAATAGTTTTTGCCATGTCCCATTGCATTAATGATAAATCTTGTGCTTCATCAATAAATACTACATCAAACTTTGGTGACTTGTCAGACTTTGTAAACTCTGTAATCATGTCATTAAAATCTATTAAGTTATATTCTTTTTTGTATCTTGTTAATTCATTGTCTATAATTTTTAGTGTGCTTCGTTCTAAATCCTGCGTGTGTTCGTGTAAATCAAATTGTTGTTCTGGTGTAATGTTTCGTAGTTGTGCTAATTGTATGATACGTAAATATTCACTGTCAGAATTAAATGCACTGCCTTGGTCTTCTTGGTAGTCCGCATAGGTTACAGGAAAACCTAATTTTTTTCCTAAATCTTTGTAATGTCTTTGTTGCATAACTTGATCTTTTTTTATTCCAAGTTTTCTAAATGCTAGTGAGTGTAGTGTTCTAAAGTATGGTAAATCATCTTCTGTAAGATTAAATTTTTTTATCGCTCTGTCTCTTGCTTCGTATGCAGCTTTTTGTGTAAATGCAAAGTATCCAACTTTATCTGGATCTGTATTTTTTAAATAGTCATCTACTTTATTTAACAACGTAGTTGTTTTTCCTGTGCCTGGTGGTCCTAATACAATCGTTCTCATTTAATTTTTACTTCTCCTTCTGTTTCAATCCAAACTCTTGCACCACAACTTAATGGTTTATCGGGACTGTATATAATTTTACTTGGCCCTAATACCTCTACTTCATGTCCATAGGTATTTGATTTAGAAGTTTTAACAGTTATGACAGGTTCATTTAAATTATATTTTTTATTACTTCTAATTTTGTGTTGATTTACATGTATTCTAGTTCTCAAAAAGGTGCCTCCTCTTTTAATACTTTTTGTGTGTATTCATCTGTTTTTTTATCAAACTGTTTTACAACAAA